ATGTTGAAGTTATTCGCTAAGTACACATCGATCGGTGTTCTTAACACACTCATTCATTGGGGCGTATTTGCTTTTTGTGTGTATGGGATACATACACATCAGGCACTGGCGAACTTTTCTGGTTTTGTTGTCGCCGTATCGTTCAGCTTCTATGCCAATGCGCGCTTCACCTTTAACACCAGCACCACCACGCTTCGCTACATGATGTACATGGGATTTATGGGAACCCTGAGCGCTGTTGTTGGCTGGATGGCTGACAAATGCTCCCTGCCACCACTCCTTACTCTTGTCACCTTTTCACTTATCAGCCTGATATGCGGATTCATTTATTCAAAGTTCATTGTCTTTAGGGATGCGAAATGAAAATCTCGTTAGTCGTTCCAGTCTTCAATGAAGAAGCCACGATACCTATTTTCTATAAAACGGTTCGCGAGTTTGAAAAGCTGAAACCGTATGAAGTTGAGATTGTTTTCATTAACGACGGAAGCAAAGATGCGACTGAATCAATAATTAATAAAATAGCTACATCTGATCCGCTCGTTATTCCGCTTTCGTTTACGCGAAACTTCGGTAAAGAACCTGCTCTTTTCGCGGGTCTCGACCACGCAACCGGGGATGCGGTCATTCCTATTGATGTCGATTTACAGGATCCGATAGAAGTTATCCCCCATCTCATTGAGAAGTGGCAGGATGGCGCAGATATGGTGCTGGCTAAACGCTCAGACCGCTCAACTGACGGGCGCATGAAGCGTAAGACAGCTGAATGGTTTTATAAGCTGCACAACAAAATCAGCAATCCGAAAATTGAAGAGAACGTCGGTGATTTCAGGTTAATGAGCCGTGAGGTTGTAGAGAACATCAAGCAGATGCCAGAGCGAAACCTGTTTATGAAAGGTGTTTTGTCATGGGTTGGCGGCAAGACCGACGTGGTTGAATACGCCCGCGCTGAACGAGTAGCCGGAGATTCGAAATTCAACGGCTGGAAGCTGTGGAATTTGGCGCTCGAAGGAATTACCAGCTTCTCAACATTCCCTCTTCGCATCTGGACCTACATCGGGCTGGCTGTAGCTGGTGTTGCATTTCTGTATGGTGCTTGGATGATACTCGACACTCTGGCATTCGGTAACGCCGTGCGGGGCTACCCATCGCTTCTGGTATCAATCCTGTTCCTCGGTGGCATCCAATTAATCGGCATCGGTGTACTCGGTGAGTATATAGGCAGGATATACGTAGAAACCAAAGCAAGACCAAAATATATTTTGAAGGATAAAAAATGACGAAGCATTTTAATAAACTCCTTTTCTTGGTATTCGTTATTCTAGTAGCTATGAATTGCTATCTAGGAAGCGGTTATACTCCTAGCTCTGATCAGTCTTCCGGAATTATAATTGCAAACGACATAGCAAAAGGTAACATTTTTCTTACGGGATGGTTTCTTTCAACAGTAACTTTCTATTTTACCGACCTTATCTGGTATGCATTTCTAAGCCTAGTAGGTGTCAGCAATAAAGTGCAATCATATCTTGTTCCGTCAATCCTTATATCTGGATTGGTAACATTCTGCATAATACTTTCAGCTCATAAAAAAAANATACTGGCTTCCGCGCTCAAGCCAACGGTGCCTCATGCGGCGGAACTAGAATAAAAGGCATTTAATTATTATTTACTGGGAGGTTCAGGCCAAGTAATATCTGGTGCAGTGGATGTATCAACTGCCTCAAGCTCATCAAGATAATCAGGCCACAAATTGTATTGCGCTAATTCATCCCCTTTCAGCCGACCAATATATGCTTTCCTTGGCCATTGTTTACTGTTCATGAAGCTGTTTGATTCAGCGATGCGTGATGCTTTTTCATTTTCAGCTATTGCAATCTGCTGTTCATGAGTGAGTGGTGGCGTTGAAACCCAGACAGGATAACCGTTTTCATCGGCTTCCATCATTTTTCCTGATGGTGCAGTGCCGGTGTATGTTGCGAACACCGACTCATCAACATCTACCCCATCAACAGGCCAGTTACCTGTAGCCTCATAAGAACTTTTCAGAGCCACAGGATAGAAAGCATTACTGGTGGCGCTATATACATATTTCATTATTAAATTCCCACTGCTATCCATGAAATGTTTGTCGCTGTTCGGTTAAATACCGAGTTCGCAGCCACGAGCCATGCAGAAAGATTAAAGCCTGCTTTATCGATGACATGGCAACCTGCAATATTTGCTGCACTGGCATCTGTTCCGGCTCCTGTTACGCCAAAACATTGTGTTGGGAATGGGATGGGAAAGTTAACAATGATTGCACCGCTGGCACTGGATGTATGATAGCCATGCTGGATAATTTTACCAGATGGAAATTTCATCCAACCCGGACCAGCAGCAAACGAGGCCATGTCTGGTATTTGATTAGTTCCCGTCCCGACGGCTCTTTTTGCCGCTTCTCCCAATTGAAGGTATGTGAGAACGTCAGCAATAGCATTCTTGCCGATAATGTCACGACCAACCTGAGTGAGAACGGTCAAAGCTGCAGTATCATTCCCGTTAAAATACGGGAGTTTATCTGCACCGGTAGCCAGACCAGCGAGCGCCGTCAGCGTGGCATCAAGAGTCTGAAAATCCTTACCGAACGCAGCGGACATTTTGGCGATAAAGCCGCTCAGGTCACCATCATCGAGTACATCCTGCCCGCTCTTGCTGGCTGTGTACTGTGCCAGTGCTGCAGCGATGAAGCTCGCCTGACGCAGCGCTTTATTTACCTGTGCACTTGATGCCTTGCCCGCAGTAAAACCAGACAGGAGCGCCGGCAGCGCCTCCCAGTCAGGCTGCGATGTAACATTTGCCCCCTTTCCCGTCGCAAACGGTTTAAAATCATTTTTAGCCATCAGAGTAATGTCCCCCATGAACCGGCATCAAACCCGCTGATATATTCGTTATCCATATCAAACCCAAAAAACCTGTTTCCTTCAGAAGGCGTTTCCACCGAAGGAATTTCAATACTTCCGCCCCATACACCAGCGGCCTTTACCGTCAGATACCCTTGTCGTATCGCAGCAATAAGTTCGAGAGAGACCGATGAAATATCTGTTTCAGGAAAAACCCAGATACCTATGGTCATGTCCTGGTTATCGACGATCTGCATCTTCAGACCGGAGCCGTCCAGTGCAGCGTCAAGAATGGGAAGCAGAGAGTCGTTTCTTCCGTCCCAGTTGTTAATTGCTATCTTCGTTTTTAGAACGATGCGATAGGTTTCATCGCTCAGCGAGGCATAACCCGAATCCGGATCATATGGCCCCTGCCAGACGCCCTGGTCATATCCGAGTCCGTCAGTGTCCCAGCTGAAATAGACACCGCTTATTGGCTGGCTTACAACCCGGCTTAACCCTATCCACTGGCCGAGAATATCGAGTTGTATTCCTGTCGCATGATCAATATCAAAAGCGTTTATTAGCCCATTTATTGCGGCTGAGGTTTCAGCTAACGGCCTGGTCACTAAATCGATGTGTTCAACGAATTTAGATTTTGTCGCATGATAGTTAGTAATTAAGTCCGTATATTTGCTCATGCTTCCACCGTAATAATGATATTTTCCGGCTTACAGGAGGCAGATTCGTCGTAAGCAATATTAATATTCGCCGCAGCAACAGCTTCCGGAGATTTGCCGATCAGCAACTCCTGAATATCGTAATAGCGCGCATTTCCACCACTGACGACCCCAAGGTTAGCAGGAGAATAAATCCGGCTCAGCAGTACCTGGTCACCAATCATCAGTCTGTTAATGTAATCCGTAACAGCCTGCTGGATCTGCACACCTATCTGAGAGGTGTACCCGGCAAAAACTGTTAAGGTGATTTTTCCGTAAACAGGGACATCAGTTGGTCGCGAAAAACTGATTATGTGAGGATTGCCATATTTATCCGGTACGGTTACGGATGTTTTTCCCCAAGTCCGGACCCCCTGCCCTTTATTTCCCCGGATGGTCCTGGCTATTTCGGTCACATCGCCACCATCAACAATGGCCGAGATGGAATGCGGAGGGAGCCCGTTACCGTCAGTCTTTCCTGTATCATTTTCATAGAGCTTGTGGCGCGTCACACCAGCAATATTAGCGATCGCCCCGTCCACACCTTCAAATGGTGTGATGGATGGTATCGCGACACTCTGCCCCTGCCTGATGCGCAGTTCTGCGTCCGTTTCTGCAGGTGCGCCAACGGTGGCCGCTGCCGGGTTGGTTACCGACGTCCAGCCACGGGTCGGTGTATTGATAGTGGTAATCGTCCCGGCAGGAGCTGCAACCGCTCCGCTTTTGGAACAAATTGCAGTTGCCGTCACGGTGCCATCAACACCAATCACCACTGAATCCGGAAGACGCCAGATCACGTTATTGGTGTCTTTCACGGTGCCGTTCGTAATGGTTGTTCCTGCGGTGCCAGTGAGCAGTAAATCCACGGTAGAGTTCGTTGCACCTTTGCGCGCGATACCGTTAATTTTTACGTTACTGGTCAGCGCTACGCCGTAACCCGTAGCAGGTGAGAAGCAGTTATAGACGGAAATGGCTGTGTTATTGGCATCGTGAATAGCAAGCGCCACCAGCGCCACCATCTGGCCGTCTTTGCTGTCCGGCTCCAGATAAGCGTCACTACCATAAATCTGCTGGAAATAGCTCGTCAGGGTATCGAGTATCGTCTGGTAATCAGGCGCACTGATCCCCTCAGCGGTTACCGTTGCCGATAAGCCGAGTGTGTCCAAATTGAGGGCCATTTATGCCTCGCTGGTTACTGTCGTTGTTCCGTAGATAGTGTCGATTTCAGCGAAGAACTGGACGCGGCGCGTCGTCGCGTTCACTGTGGTATTGAAAGAGAGGATGGATTTCACGCCCCGCGTTTCGAGGATGCGCTTGCGGATCGCCAGATTGTAGGTTTCCGGCTTTTGCTTACCGAGCACAGACTGAATCCACGGTGTTCCCTCTGTCTTATCGAGGAACCACTGCCCGTACCACAATGCAAATCGTGTTTTTACCGCCTGCGCGACAGCTTCTGGCGAGTTAATCAGCCAGGTATCATCGCCACTACCAAAAGTGTAATCACCTTCGCCGTCTTCACGTCTGTACCGCATTAGTTCACCTCATCTGTATAGCTTCCACCGCGTTGAACGCCGCCATGCGTATGGGTATTGTCGATCACCTTGCCGTTCGCTTTCACACTACCGATAAACTCAACAGCACCGGTGATTTTTGATGCAACGCCAGAAACAACGGACCCTACCATGCCTCCCAGCCAGGACAGCAGCCCATGAATGGTAACTTTCGCCGAGAAGTCGGCCAGCGGAGTCACTATATCCAGACCGCCAGGCGCTACGATTTTAATTTTCTGAGTGGAAGGGTTGAGCTCAAAGAACGTACTTCCGTCGTCGCTACGGAGCTGCGCGGCCCCCGTACTTATTCCGCTTATTTTTTGCGCCTGCGACTGCGGCCCGACGATACAGAACGCATCCGATAAATCATGCACCCGATCGTCGACAGGCTCCTGTACCCCGCCGTTCTGCCACCAGAAATCGATGCAGCGATCGGAAAAAATCACCAGTCATTCATCACCGGCTTTCACCGGGAACGTTAGCGTGCAGCCGCCGCCGCGAGGAAATACCACGGGCACATCCACCAGCAGCGGGTAAGGTTTTGTCACCCGGTTGCCGTCGTTATCGGTCTCAACCGAACGGATAGCAGGCTGCACAACCGCCGTAACCGCGTCAGGGTCGAATGACTGAATAATGCCGGGCAAAGCGACGCGGATTTGGTTCTTTGTTGTTTCCCGCTCAGATTTGAATGTTTCGGCAAGGTCGCCGCTGCGAGTCTGGTCAGATACTGCCAT